AAGATGNANCAAAGAATTTATGTTTGCGTGTATCTGCAATCAAAGTAGATAGTCCACCACCAAAGTTTTGGAAGTGGACATCAGGTGTACACAAAGATAAGAAAGCAATAGGNCAAGAGTGTCCTGCATATAAACAAGATGGTGAGTGTAAGTCTTGCCGTAGTTGTTGGAGTCGTAAAGTTAAACAAGTAAGCTATAAGGAGCATTAATGACAGTAAGAAGTAATCACAATAGTCTATTGAATTATTTTTTGTACGATAAAAAAAATTTATCAAAAGATTATGTAAAAAAATGTGAACAGTTTATAGATAGTTTAGGTTATAAAAATAAACTAGAAGACTGTTTTAAAATGAACAAACCAAATGAGGATAACAAATGAGTGTAGATGGAAAGTCAGAATGGTTAGAAAATAAAGCAGTGGATTTGTTTGAGGAGATGCAAAGAAAAAATCCTCACTTATCTTGGATAGAGATAGATGAGTTGTGCTATAAGCAAGCAGAAGAAGATTATATGAATCAACCTGAAGTAGACTATAAAAAAATAAATGAAGAGTATGCTGAGGAAGAATGAAATATATAATTATAATTTTATTATTACTTACGTCTTGTAAGACAACAGACTTAGACCCTAAAGTTACAATAATAAAACAAGTAATTAAAAAATCAGTTGACAAATAAATAAAAGTATGATAAGGAGAAACAATGGAAACAGAGAAAAACTACCTCATAAAAGTATTTGGATTAGGATACACAGGACAATACACATTACCACTTTCAGGAATAGTAGATGCAGATAGAATAAATGATGAGGCTACACACCTTATCCTTACCAAAAAGCTATCTCTTGAAAGAGATAAATTTTACTCACAAGATGTGAGAATAACATACGAGGAATTATAAGATTGAATTATAGACAACAACTACAAGTAGTGCAGGGATTGTTTGTTCCACCCGATACACAGATGAGAATGGATTGTCCTTTCTGTAAAAATTTAAATACACTAGCAGTTGATACTACAGAAAATAATTTAAATTGGTTTTGTTTTCATGCGTCATGTAAAGCAAAAGGAAAAAAACAAGGAGAAAAAGATATGAAATATGTACAAAAAGTATTGGAAGGAAATACAGAATTATATATAGAAAATGATGAGTTTAAAATACCTGATAGTTTTCAAGGTATATATTCAAATGAAAAAGCAATGCGATGGTTATCAAATAATAATTGTTGGGAGGCTTGGTCGTGGGGTAGAGCAGATATTAAGTATGATGTAAAGCAAGATAGAGTTGTATTCTTAATTAAGAATAGATTTTCACACAAGTTTGTTGGTGCAGTAGGTAGGGGATTAAATAAAAATGTTTATCCTAAATGGTTTATGTATGGCAATAAAGATGTACCATTTAAATGTGGTGAGTGTGATGATGCAGTTATAGTAGAGGATTGTCCATCAGCTTGTGCAGTATCTAACATACTAACAGGCATAGCTATAATGGGTACAAAATTAAAAGACTTACACAAGAGTCACTTGAAACCATATAAAAATTTGTATATATGTTTAGACAGAGATGCTACAACAAAGTCATATGACATAGCAAAAGAATTAAGGTCAGCAGGATTTGACAATGTAATAGTAAAACCATTAGAAGATGATTTAAAATACTTTAACACAGAACAGATAAGGGAGATATTTTATGATAGAAAAACAAATGCTTAGACTAATGTTAAACAAAACCTTTTATACAAAGTATAAAGGTTCTATATCTCCAACAATATTTTCAGGAGATATAAGTTCTTTGTTTGATACAATACAAAAAGCACATGAAAAATACTCAGACAATATAAGTGTAGATGAATTGTATTCATTACATACTGCTATATTTAATCCTGCATTAACTCGTGCTGCAAAAGAAAAGTTTAGTGAGTTAGTAGAAGATATAAAAGAAGTTCAAGAGCCTGGAAAAGAAATAGCAAAAGATATAATGTCTATATTATCTAATAGAGATTTAGCACAAAGAATAGCTGTTGAAGCTACAGAAATATTTAATGGTAAGGATGCAAACTTTACAGAGATATCAAGTATGATTGAAAATCATAAGCAAGGTGATGAAGAAAAAACACCAGCAGTTACAAGTGATGTAGATAAAGTATTAGGGTTGTTAGAAGTAACAACTAAATGGAAGTTTAATATACCTGTGTTAAAAGAAAATGTAGGTGGTATTGGTGGTGGTAATCTTATGATTGCATTTGCTAGACCTGAAACGGGTAAGACAGCATTTTGGGTTAGCCTTTGTGCAGGACCTGAAGGATTTGCTACACAGGGTGCAAAAATTCATGCGTTTATAAATGAAGAACCTGCTATAAGAACACAGATGAGAGCCATATCTTGTTATACAGGTATGACTAGAGAAGAAATAATACAAGACAAAAGTATTGCACAGAATGTTTGGGGTGAAATAAAAGATAATATATCTATGTTTGATACAGTTGATTGGTCAATGGGTGATATAGATGCACATTGTGAAAAACATAAACCTGATATAATAGTTATTGATCAGCTAGATAAAATAAATGTCACAGGTACATTTGCAAGAACAGATGAGAAGTTAAGACAGATATATACAAGTGTAAGAGAGATAGCAAAGAGAAGAGATTGTGCTGTGATTGCTATATCACAAGCATCAGCAGATGCACACAATAGAAATAGTATATCATTTGATATGATGGAAAACTCTAAAACAGGTAAAGCTGCAGAGGCAGATATTATAATTGGTATAGGTAGAAACTCAAACTCTGATACAGAAAATAAAATAAGAACATTATGTGTCAGTAAAAATAAAATAAATGGTTATCATGGTGAGCCATCATGTACCATTAGAAGGAGTATAAGTAGGTACGAAGTATGATTACAACAGTAGACGTAGAAACATCGTGGCAAGTTACAAGTAATGGTGGGTATGACCCATCACCATTTCATCCTGATAATATATTAGTTAGTGTTGGAATAAATGATGAGTATTATTTTACAAATCATTCTGAAAGAATAGATAAAGGTTGTTATCATAACATACAATCTATACTAGATAAGACAACTCTATTGATAGGACACAACATTAAGTTTGATCTTATGTGGTTATTAGAGTCAGGATTTAAATACAATGCAAGAGTGTATGACACTATGCTTGGGGAATATATATTAAATAGAGGTATAAGAAAAAGTTTAACATTAGAAATGTCTTGCAGAAGAAGACGTATAGGATCTAAAGATAGTCGTATAAAAGAATTTACAGATAGGGGTATACCTTTTCAAAATATACCAGTAGGTTTAGTTGAAGAGTATGGTAGAATGGATGTAGAAATAACAAGAAATTTATTTAATTCACAAATGGCAGATTTTAAAATGCCAAAGAATAAACATTTATTAAAGACAGCAAAGATGATGAATGAATTTTTAATTGTACTATCTGACATGGAAAGAAATGGAATCAATGTAAGCCTAGATGAACTTGGCAAAGTAGAAAAAGAATATCGTGCAGAGTTTGCTTATCTAAAACAAAGTATAGATAAAATTGTGTATAAACAAATGGGAGATACTAAAATAAATTTATCCAGTCCCGAGCAATTATCTTGGTTAATCTATAGTAAAAAACCTAAAGATAAAAAACATTGGGCTAAAATATTTAATGTTGGTGTAGATAAAAGCACAGGTAAAAATAAAAGACGACCAAACTTTTCAAGAATACAATTTAGAAATTTAGTTGCAGAAAATTGTGAAACAATACACAGAACAACAGCACAACAATGTATGGATTGCTGGGGTAAGGGGTTATTAAAAGAGTAAAGAAAGATGGTAGTCCCTATAAAAATTATACAAAGTGTACTCAATGTGAAGGTGATGGATACTTATATATACCAATGGCAAAAGTTGCAGGGTTTCAACAAAGACCTAGAAGTGTATATGATATAGCAGATGCTGGATTTAGAACAGATAGACTTACATTAACTAAAATAGCAAGTGAAGCTGAGGGTGAGTTTAAAAAATTTATAGATTCAATCGTTAGGCACAATGCAGTAGATACTTATTTAAATACATTTGTTGAAGGATTAAAAAACTTTACAAATGAAAAAGGTTTTCTACATCCTAAATTTATGCAAGCAATAACTGCAACAGGTAGACTATCTAGTAGAGATCCAAACTTTCAAAACCAACCTAGAGGTAAAACATTTCCTATTCGTAAAGTAGTCACATCTAGATTTAAAGATGGTAAGATATTAGAGATAGACTTTTCTCAACTAGAATTTAGAACTGCTGTGTATCTTGCACAAGATAAACAAGGCATGGAAGATATAAAAAATAAAATAGATGTTCATCAATACACTGCAGATATTATTGGTGTATCTAGACAAGATGCAAAGGCACATACATTTAAACCTTTGTATGGTGGTGTAACAGGAACTGAAGATGAGAAAAGATATTACACTAAATTTTTAGAAAAATATAAAGGTATAAAACAATGGCATGAAAAATTACAGAGTGAGGCTATTAGATTTAAAAGAGTTAAACTACCTACAGGTAGAGAGTATTCTTTTCCGTATGCTGAACGAACACCTTGGGGTGGATCTACGTATGGGACACAGATAAAAAATTATCCTGTTCAAGGTTTTGCTACAGCAGATATTGTACCACTAGCTTGTATTAATATTTATAATTTAATGAGAGAAAAGAAAGTAAAAAGTTTGTTAGTAAATACAGTACACGATTCTATAATAGCAGATGTATATCCTGGCGAAGATAGATTGATGGCTGATATTTTTAAACAAGGAACTGCAGACGTAATACCTGCATTGAAAACGTATTACAATATTGATTTTAATGTTCCACTTGACACGGATCTTAAGATCGGTTATAATTGGCTGGATATGAAGGAGGCAATATGAAAGAAGTAGAAGCTCTTGAGACTCTAGATGAATACGATGATGCAGATTATGGTGCTTATTTAGAATATACAGAGTTAAAAGAGAGATGTATGATTGAGCCTACTGTTCTATACATACATGAAAACCATGAGTTCTTAAGTGAGTTTAAATACTTTGCAAATGCTGATGGTCTAGAGGTAAAAATAATAAATGGAGATACAAGAATATGTTAGATAGTATACTATTTGTAATGTCAATAATATACTTATTTTATTTTGTAATAAAAATATTATATAATATTACAAAATAAAACTTGACTTCTATTCAAAAATGTGGTATAAGTTAACAACTAAAATGGAGGACAAATGTCTGATAATAACTTAGTAAATATAAAAGGAATGTCTGATGAGCAAATCATGCAGGCAATAGGTCAAGACGATGGATCTAATCTAGGTACTAACATACCAAGGTTAGCAATCAATCGAACACCCGAAG